AACTTACCTGCAGTGGGTACAGGTCCGGGAACTTCAGGTTCTGCGAACCAAAACTCAAACTTTGGTGTTATCGTTGCAGGACATAGTTCAGCAGTAGCTACTGCAGAGCAAATCAATAAGACAGAGACTTATAGAGACCCTGATTCTTTTGCTGATATTGTTCGTGGTATGCATATGTATGGCAGAAAGATTCTTCGACCTGAAGCAATCGTTACTGCTAAATATAACGTAGCGTAAGGGAGATATAAATGGCAACTTTTGATTTAACTTCTAAAGATACCACTGGTGTATTTTCCGACTCTATCGTGGCTATGCCATCTACTAAAAACTCTAACATCATGAGAAATATTGAGGCTTATCTTGATATTGATGCGTTAGTTGCAGCAGGTGGTAGTTTCTCAGACGGAGATGTATTTCAGGTGTTAGAGATACCTGCAAATACTTTAGTGCTAAACGCAGGTGCAGAAGTAATGAAAGCATTTACTTCAAGTTGTACACTTGACATGGACTTCGCAGGTGGCGATGACATTATTGATGGTGCAGATATAACCTCTACAGGTTTTTGTGCAGCAGGAACTAATGGTCAAACTAACACTGTTGTAGGAAATGCAGCTTCAACTTACACTCAATTTATCACTACTACTGATACTATTGATTGTACGATTGCAGGTGCTGCTCCAGCTACAGGCAGACTCAGAGTCTATGCAACTGTTATTGATTTAGCAGGTCATGGCTTAGATGATAAGCCTGATGAGGTTGATAGAGACCAGTTAGCGTAACTTTTCTAGGGGAGCAGGGCAACTTGCTCCTCTACACTTTTAGGAATTTTATATGTCTGGAACTTTTTTAGATTTAACAAATAGAACTCTAGCTAGGTTAAATGAGGTACAACTTACCTCTACTACTTTTTCTACTGCTAGAGGTATACAGGTTCAGGCAAAAAACGCAGTGAATGAAGCAGTGCGTTATATAAATCAAAGAGAATTTAATTATCCGTTTAATCATAGCACTGAAACTAAAACTTTAACTGCAGGTGTAGTTAGATACAGCATACCTACCTCTGCTAAAACTGTTGATTATCATACATTTAGAATTGTCAAAGATAGTGACTTAGGTAACTCAGGATATAGATTAGCACAACTAGATTATAATGAATATATAAATGCAGTAAGTGACCAAGAAGATGAGATTAATATTACAACTACTAGTACAACACACACAGATAGTGTGGATACAATAACAGTAGCTAGTACATCAGGCTTTGATTCTTCAGGCACATTGCACATAGGTAATGAAGAGATAACATATACTGCAATAGGTAGCAGTACAACATTTACAGGATGTACTAGAGGCACAGGTGGCACTACTGCTGCTTCAATAGCAAGTGGTGTAACAGTTGCACAGTTTGACCAAGGGGGTGTTCCTGAACACGTTGTAAGAACACCTGATAACAACTATTTACTTTACCCTTTTCCTAACAGGTCATATTCAATAAAGTTTGACCACTTCACCTTTCCAACAGATATGTCTGCATCAACAGACACAACAAGTATACCTGCAAGATTTGATGCTGTTATAGCAGATGGTGCTACTGCTTTTGTATATCAATATAGAGGTGAAACACAGCAGTATCAACTAAACTTTCAAAGATTTGAACAGGGTATAAAGAATATGCAAACTTTATTAGTCAACAAATTTCAATATGTTCGTTCAACATATATACCTAGAGCAGGAACTTATGGAGCAAACACTCTTAACGCAAGGTTAAACTAATGGCAGACTTATCACAAGTACAACCTGTAAATTTTCCTCTACAGGGTGGCTTAGTTTTAAACAAGTCAACCTTTGCCATGCAACCGGGTGAGGCACTAGAGTTACAAAACTTTGAACCTGATATAGAAGGTGGTTACAGAAGAATAAATGGATTTGCTAAACTTGTTACAAACATAGTTCCACAAACAAGTGCATCAACAGAGGCAGTATTATTATCAATAAAGTTTAATAATAAAATTGTTGCTGCAAGAGGTGAAAAAATATTTACTGCAACTGCAGGTGATAATTCTTGGACAGCTATAGACACAGGCAGAACAAGTGCAGGTGTATATGACTTTGAAATATTTAACTTTGATGGTAATGATAAGTTTATAGTAGCAGATGGTAATAACGCACCAACAGTATTTAACACATCGTTTAGTGCAACAGATGTATCTTCTGCAGGAAGTGGTGAAATAAGCACTGCAGTAACAGGTGCAAAGTTTGTTAAGGCATTTAAAGACCATATGTTTTATGCAGGAATGTCAAGTAACAAACAAGAGATTGTATTTAGTGTACCTTTTGATGAAGACAACTTTGCAACAAACAGTGGTGCAGGTAGTATAAAAGTTGATGATACCATAGTTGGACTTAAAGTTTTCCGTGAAGACTTATTTATATTTTGTGAAAATAGAATATTTAAATTGTCAGGAACGTCAAGTTCTAACTTTGCAGTAACACCTGTTACAAGAAACATAGGATGTGTAAATGGACAGACTATACAGGAATTTGCAGGTGACTTAATATTCTTAGCACCTGACGGATTACGTACTATAGCAGGTACTGCAAGAATTGGTGACGTTGAATTAGGAACTATAAGTGCAAATGTACAACCTTTGTTTAATAGTAATATAGCTACTGCAACAAGTTTTACTTCTATTGTTATACCGAACAAAACTCAATATAGAGTTTTCTTTTCTAAATCAAGTATACCAGAAACTTTAACAGAAGGAGCTATATGTTCTCTAAGAGGACAAGCATTTGAGTTTGCAAAGCTAAAAGGAATTAAACCTTCATCAACATCTACTTTTACAGACACAAGTGGTACAACTGTTATACATGGTGGATTTGATGGTTTCGTATATCAACAAGAAAGTGGTAACGATTTTGATGGAACTGCTATAGATGGTAAATATAGAAGTCCTGATTTAAGTTTTGGTGATGCAGGTATACGTAAACACATGCAACGTATTCTTGTAAGTTACAAACCTGAGTCTTCAGTTAACGCAGACTTATTTTTAAGATATGACTATGAAGACCCTGATACACCAAGACCTGCAGCGTACTCTTTGTCTGCAGCAGACATTGTGGCAGTTTATGGAAGTGCTACATATGGAACTGCAACATATGGTGGACAGACAGAGCCATTGTTAAGACAGTCTGTAGAGGGTTCAGGATTCACTGTTGCACTTAGAGTTAATGACAACGGAACTTCTGCACCATATGCGTTAAGAGGTTTTGGATTAGAATATCAAGTAGGAGCAAGAAGATAAATGGGAGCTACATACACTAGACAATCCACATTTACTGATGGAGACATAATAACTGCTGCTCATAGTAACGATGAGTTTAATCAGTTATTAGCAGCCTTTGCAGCGAGTACAGGACACACACACGATGGTACGACTGCAGAAGGTGGTCCTATAACTAAATTACTTGGAACTGCAATCACAATAGGTGATGGCACTGCAGGTACAGATATAGCAGTCACATTTGATGGTGAATCAAATGATGGTGTTTTGACATGGAAAGAAGACGAGGATTATTTTGAATTTAGTGATGACATACTTATCGCTTCTACAGAGAAGTTACAGTTCAGAGATACAGCTATACACATCAGTTCAAGTACAGATGGACAATTAGATTTAGTAGCAGATGGTGCAGTTCTTGTAGATACTGCAGGTGATATAACTTTAGATGCAGATGGTGGAGATGTTGTACTTAAAGATGGTGGAACACAGTTTGCTTCTCTTACAAATACTAGTGGCAACTTAATAATTAAGTCAGGCAGTACAACTGCCATGACATTTGATGGTGCTAACGTAACTTTTGCAGGAACAGTAACAATAGGTTCTGCAGGTATATCTGAAGCAGAACTAGAGATATTAGATGGTGCTACAGTTACTACAGATGAACTTAATGTTCTTGATGGTATAACTTCTGTAGTAGGCGAACTTAATATTGTAGATGGTGACACTAGTGCTACATCAACTACAGTAGCAGATGCAGACAGAGTTGTTTATAACGATGCAGGAACTATGAAGCAAGTTGCTGTTACAGACTTAGACACATACTTTTCTGCTACATCAAAGACACTTACAAATAAAACTTTAACAACTCCTGTAATTGCAGAAATAGATTCAGGTTCTACTATAACACTAGATGCTACTACAGACATTGTTTTAGATGCAGATGGTGGTAATATAATATTCAAAGATGGTGGCACATCAATACTTGATATCGCAAACAACTCAACAGATGTAGAGTTAACTGTAAGCACTGCAGATAAAAACTTTGCAATAAAAGGAACAGATGGTTCTAGTGCAATAACTGCTCTTGACATTGACATGGCACTAGCAGGTAAAGCGACATTTAGTGGTGACGTGGTTGTTACAGGTGACTTAACTGTAACAGGTGATGACCTAACTATGGGTACTAATACCAGTGGTCATATCATGGTTGCAGACGGAACTAACTTTAATCCTGTAGCAGTATCAGGTGATGTTACTATAGCATCTAATGGTGCAGTAACAATCGCTAATGATGCAGTAGAAACTGCTATGTTAAATGCAAATGTTATTACAGGACAAACTGCTGAAACATCACTAGACTCATCTAATGATACGTTGCTTGTACACGATGCAAGTGCTAGTGCATTAAGAAAAGCTACACTAGCTTCTATATCCTCTGCTCTCGGTGGTATCACAGACGTTGTAGCTGATACAAGTCCTCAACTTGGAGGTTCACTTGATGTAAACGGAGAGGATATTGTTTCTACATCTAATGGCAATATTACACTCACACCTAACGGAAGTGGTGTTGTAAGAATAGATGGTTCTAATGGTATTGATATGCAGTCAGGTGCGATATCAATCAAGAACTCAGGTGCTCAATCTTATGTAAGATTTTATTGTGAATCAAGCAATGCTCACTATGCACAACTACAAGCACCTGCTCATGCTGACTTCTCAGGGAACACCACATTAACACTACCTGCAACAACAGACACAATAGTTGGAAGAGCAACAACAGATACATTAACAAATAAAACATTAACAACTCCTACAATTAATGGAGCTACTATTGGTTCTGCCAATATAGCGACTGCTAGTAATGGTGATATTAACTTTGCACCTAATGGCACAGGTAAGATTGTTGTAAGAGGTAATACTAACCAAGGTAAAATAGTATTAAACTGTGAGAGTAACAGTCACGGACAAACAATTATAGCTGCACCACATTCTGAAAGTGCTAACAATGTTCTTACATTACCGAGCACAGGTGGAGATGCTAGACTAGTCTCAGCGACTTCAACTGCTACACTTACAAACAAAACATTAACATCTCCAAAGATAAACGAAGATGTAGCAGTAACTGCAACTGCAACAGAAATAAACATATTAGACGGAGTAACATCTACAACTGCAGAGCTAAATATATTAGATGGTGTTACATCCACTACAGCCGAATTGAACATCTTAGATGGTGTGACTGCAACAGCAACAGAGCTAAACATCATGGATGGTGATACGTCTGCTACTTCTACAACATTAGCTGACGCAGACAGAGTGGTAACAAATGACAATGGTACAATGAAACAAGTAGCATTGACAGATGTTAAAACATACTTAACTAGTGCAGGTTTTACTACGGATGACCCAACTGCATTAGCGATTGCCCTCGGATAATTTTACTTGACAAATCAAGCAAAACCGAGTATAATTATATAAGGAAAAAAACAAATGGCAAATACTTTTAAAGTAGTCACATTCGCTGCCGAACCTGCTAGTGCAGGAACTCCGTACACAGTATATACAACCCCTAGTAGTACAACTACAGTAGTGATTGGACTCATACTTACAAACATACATACTGCTCAAGTAACAGCCGATGTAAAGCTCGTATCTGACACATCAGGTGGTGGTAGAGCTGCAACCAACGGAACAGCGTTTCTAGCCAACGATGTGCCTATACCTGTAGGTTCATCACTAGAACTGCTATCAGGTGGTAAGGTTATACTTGAGACAACAGATGCTATACAGATAGATTGTTCTGTAGCAGATAAGATATCAGGAACACTAAGCATAATGGAGATAACATAAGATGCCATACATAGGACCTCCTGCTCCAGATAGATTTGTAGCACCCAAAGCAGCCACACAGTTTTCAGGTGATGGTTCTACAACTGCATTTACCTTAGACCATGCAGTAGGTTCTGATGAGGACATACTTGTATCGGTGGATGGTGTTATACAAGAGCCATCTGTAGCATATGCAGTGAGCAACGGAACAACACTTACATTTACTGCCGCACCATCAAGTAACTCAGGTAATAATATTTTTGTGTACTACTTATTTAGGACAGTGGGTACAGTAAGTCATCCTAGCAGTAATGCTTTACAAGCTACAACTGGTACGTTTAGTGGTGATGTAACAATAGGTAACGCAAGTGCAACAGATAAGAAAATACTGTTTGATGGTAATGCACAAGACTTTCACATAGGATTAGATGACAGTAGTGATAGCCTAACTATTGGTTTAGGTTCTACACTAGGCACTACATCTCATATGGTAATTGATGCAAATGGTCATATAACCAAACCACTTCAATCTGCTTTTAGTGTTCACAAAAATGTGTCTAATCAATCTAATATAAGTAATAGTGGTGACCAACTTGTTACGTTTAGTACAGAAAGATTTGATGTAAATTCAGATTTTGATACTTCAACTTCTACTTTTACTGCGCCTGTTACTGGCAAATATTTTCTTAGTGTAAGTTGTAGATTTTCACAATTTGATATTGATGCAGATTATATTATATTATTTATAGCCACATCTAATCAACAATACAGAGTTCTTATAGACCCTAATTTTAGTGCTGATTTAAGTTTCTTTACAATGAAATCAACAGTTCTTGCTGATATGGACGCTGGTGATACTGCTACAGTTGGCTATTCTCAATCAGGTGGTTTGCCACAAGTAGATATTGTTGGTAACACAGA